TACACTAGGCTTCTTGCACGCAGCGCAAGTCGAAAAAGCAATAGAGGCGAACTCATTACTGTTCAAAAGCAAATCGTCCCACTTCATGCCTGCGAAAGCACCACATCGTGGACAATTGAAACTTTCCTTTCTTAAACCCGGCGCAACATCGATTTTGCTCATTTTCTCGCAGCCTTTAATCCCTATATTTCGTCTAATTTAACCTGCCTTGATCCTTAAACTCGATTAAAAGTCGACATCAGTTAGTTCTTTCATCATGGGCCCATGACAACGCCCAAACCCCACACGAGCATCACCGCGGCCCACTGGCAGCCCGCCCTCGGTACCTCCGGCGAGGTGGTCGAGGGCCTACGCGATATTGACCAATCCATTCGCATCATCCTGAGCACGCCCAAGGGCAGCGATCCCCATCGCCCAGAATTTGGCAGCGACCTACACCTGTACCTCGACTGGCCCACCAACCGCGTCACGCCACACCTGGTGCGCGAAGCCTTCGACGCGATTCGCCACTTGGAACCCCGCGTCTCAGTGGCCCAGGTAAAAATCCAAATCAACGCGGCGCAGATCATCGTGCAGGTGCATTGGCGCGTAGCCGGCGAAGTGTCCCAGCTGACCGAGGTGTCGTATGCGCGAGCTGCCTAAACCCGAATTCATCAAAATTGATCCGGCCGCGCTAGAAGCACAACTGATTGCCCGCTACGAACAGAAGTCGGGGAAAACCCTGTACCCGGCCCAGATCGAACGGCTCTACATCGACCAAATTGCCTACGCGGTATCCCGGTTGCAGATGAGCATCCAGAACGCCGGCGAACAACTGCTGGTGCGTTTCGCCCGCGGCCCGATTCTCGACTACCTCGGCGAACTGGTCGCCACCCCCAGACTGCTGGCCCAAGCCGCCCGCTGTACCATGCGTTTCACCATGCCCGCGGCGGTAACCCAGCCATTGGTGATCCCGATCGGCACTCGGGTCAGCACCCAGGATGCCAAGCTCACCTTCATCACCAATCAGGACGTGGTGATGGCCGTCGGTCAAACCCACGTGACCGTCACCGCCACCTGCACGACCGCCGGCCAACAAGGCAACGGCTGGACCGTCGGCCAGATCAGCGCCCTCGGCAACTCGCCAGCAGCAGGCCTGGCCGCCAGCAACATCACACTCACCACCCAAGGTGCCGAGGATGAAGACGATGACCGCTACCGCGAGCGCATCATCCTGGCCCCCGAAGCCTTCAGCAACGCCGGCAGCCGCGCCGCCTATCGCTACCACACGCTGGCCGTGCACCAGTCCATCATCGACGTCGCCGTACATGGCCCAGATGAAGGCCAGCCGGACGGCCACGTCGCGCTGTACCCGCTGACCACGACCGGGCTGCCGACAGAAGATCTACTGCAACGAATAGAGAATCAGGTCAGCGGCGAAAAACTCCGTCCGCTGTGCGACACGGTCAATGCGTTTTCGCCAACCGCAGTCGGCTATCGGATCAAGGCACACATCACCTTCTACGCCAACGCAGACCGCAGCACCGCCATGGCCGCCGCGCAAGCCGCCGCACACGCCTATACAGTCGAATCTCGGGCCGGGCTCGGGCGCGATCTGGTGCCGGAACAACTGACCGCTTTGCTTCAAGTCACTGGTGTGTACCGCGCCAATCTGAAGTTACCGTCAGGCCTGCGCGAGTTGCAAAGCAATGAATGGGCGAACTGCTCATCCATCCAATTGATCGATGCCGGGGTGGCCTATGGCTGATCAGCCACTGCCACCCGCGCTGGCCGGTGATGAGCGTTTTTCGCTGCTCTGTGAGCTGCTCGACCAGGCATTAGACGACCTCGATCTGAACGTGATGCTGGTTTACCTGATTGACCTGGTGAAACCCTCGCTACTACCGGCGCTGGCCGATCAATTCTCGCTCCTCGACGAAGCGGCCTGGGAGCTGGCCGAATCCGAAGAAGCCAAACGCAACTTAATCAAAAACGCCGCCGAACTGCATCGTTTCAAGGGCACGCCGTGGGCCATCCGCGAGGTCATTCGATTACTCGGCTTTGGCGAAGTCACCCTCCAGGAAGGCTTAGACACTCAGCCTGATGCAGATCCTTCCACCTGGCCGCTGTATCGGGTCGTTCTTAAACGCGTCATCACCAACGATCAGGCGGTGCTACTGCGCCGCCTTCTACTTTCCGTCGCCCCGGCACGCTGCCGCCTGGTATCGCTCGACTATCAGTCAGTTGCCATTCGCTACAACGCAGTCGCGCGCTACGACGGCCAATACAACCATGGGAGCAGCTAATGGCCGACCTACCCGAATCCCCCGACTGGGCGCCTGGCGTCTACCAACTCGAAACTTCTGACCCCGTGTTAGGTGGCCCCGACGGCGTCTCCAATCAACAAGCCAAACACCTCGCGAATCGAACAAGCTGGCTTAAGAAAAAAATAGATGCGTTTTTCGATGGCAGTGGCATGCCCTTTGCCAGTCAACGTGAAGCAGAAAAAGGAGCTGATACCAACAAACCGATGAGTGCACTCAGAGTGTTCCAAGCCATCGGCGCCAAGGTCGTCCAGGCAACAACGAGTGCGCCAGGGATCGCAAGAATTGCAACTCAACTATTGGTTAAGGCGGGTACAGATGACCACACGATCGTGACGCCGAAAGCGCTCGCGGCAACATTCCCGTTCCGAGGCATTAAAGTCTATTCGTCGGCTGGAGAGTTCACTTGGGAAGTACCACCTGGTGTCACTAAAGCTTGGGTGACTACTATCGGGGCCGGCGGTGGCGGAGCCCGGATTGCTGTTCTACCCGGTCCTTCTGGAGGATCAGGTGGGGGGATTTCCAAAAAACTTGTCGACCTGACAGGAGTAACGTCAGTCGCTGTAAAGGTCGGTGCAGGTGGCATAGGAGGCAAGGTTAATGGCACGAATGGTACCGACGGCGGCAGCTCGGCATTTGGTGTAACACCGTGGGCAACAGGTGGCTATGGAGGTCGGATTGACGGAAAGGGACCGGAAGGGGGACATGGCGTTGATGGTGATGAAACCAGCACCATCGGTGGAGGCTACCTTCCAGTTGGCACTGCCTCCAACGATGCTTTTATTGGTGGCGCCGGCGGCGGTGGAGTATCTGGATCCGCAGGAGTCGGCGATCACCGTCCGCGAAGTCCGGGACACGGTGGTGGTGGGCGAAACGGTGGCCCGGCACCTGATGGCGCAGACGGACAAGTGACCATCCAATGGTAAGCAATCGAAAGGCTTCTTAAAGGAGGCACATGACAAGGGGGCTGATCATGCAGGAAATACGCTGTGGCGAGTGCCACCGCAAACTCGCCGCTGTCAGCGGTTTCATCGAACTACAAATCAAGTGCCCGCGCTGCCGGACACTCAATCACCTGAAGGCCCCGAGCCTCCTATCCGAATGCCCTGAGCATCTGCCCATAGAAGCGCAGAAATGCCCCAGCCCACCATTGGAAGCCTGTTCGCAGGCATAGGAGGTTTTGATGTCGGATTCGAAAATGCAGGCTACCGCACCGCCTGGCAAGTGGAACTCAACCCCATCAACCGGGCTGTCCTTACCGATCGATTTCCACACGCCGTCCAGTTCGAAGACGTCCGCCACTGCGGCGCACACAACCTCCGTCCCGTCGACGTCATCACCGGTGGCTTTCCCTGCCAAGACATCAGCCTTGCCGGCGCCAGACCCAGCAACAAAGAAACCCGAGGCCTGCGTGGCCAACGCAGCGGCCTATTCTGGGAAGTCATACGAATCCTCAAAGAGACACAACCTCGCTGGGTGGTGCTTGAGAATGTCGTTAACCTGCTCGCTATCAACGATAGCCAAGACTTTGAAACAGTCATCCGGGCCCTTGCGGAATGCGGGTATGTGGGATTCTGGCGAGTGCTTAATGCTCAATATTTCGGAGTCCCCCAGCAACGTCGTCGCGTATTCCTGGTCGCAGGTCATCGACGAATGCCCCCCATGGAGCTGCTGGCTGACGCTGCGCCAGTGGAAGCAATACCTCCAGCGTCTAGCAAGATCGCGTGGCCACGCCCCGCGGATGCATGGGCTGCCAATACTCTATTGGCAAACAAAGCAGGCTCACAAATCGCTATGGGCTGTACCACTTTCATCGCTCAACCGAACGGATGGCATCAGATGGCTGAGCGGCAGCGAACGTCTGAAGATGATGGGCTTTGCCTCGGACTGGATGCGTCCAACCTTGCAGAGGCTTTCGCTGCCGGAAACGCCGTCGTTACGCAAATCGCGCAATGGATTGCCGAAAAACTAATTAAGGCACACTAAAAACAAAGGCAGCAGAGACCACCATCTCCGCTGCCTAACCCCAACACCTCAGTTTCCGAAATTCCCTTGCACCACACGCAACAAACCTAAACTCTATTTACCTCGCACCAGCGCCCGAGTTTTTCGCGCGCGGCATCAGTTTTCAAGAGATATTGCGACCGAGAAAATTGAGTCGAACTCGAGTTCGAAAACCACGAGGATCGGCTCCCTTTCCCCCTCTCCCCTGTGGGGAGAGGGCTGGGGTGAGGGGTGGCTCTTGACGTCGCGGCCAGATTGCAGGTGTTTATCGACCTGGTACGGAGATATTCGGAAGAAAAACCGCTGAATGGCGTTTTTTGCGCGTTATCTGCCGCTTTCTGCCTTGCCCTCAGCGCCCGTGTCTACGATTCTTCAAGGACAACGACAACACCTGAGAAACTGCCATGAAAACCGTCGCCCAACTGCTGAAGTTAAAGGCTGAACAGAATCATGAGGTCCACACCATTGCACCGCATCAAATGGTGCTGGAAGCGCTGATGGTCATGGCCGCCAAAAACGTCGGCGCCTTGCCGGTCTTGAGGAATGGCGAGGTCGTCGGCATCATCAGCGAGCGTGACTATGCGCGCAAACTCGTGCTCAAGGGACGCTCCTCCGTCGGTACACCAGTCGAAGACATCATGGTGTCGCCGGTGATCACCGTGGACACCCATCAAACCGTCGAAACCTGCATGGGCATCATGTCCGACAAACGCCTGCGCCACTTGCCGGTGGTGGAAAACGGCACGCTGATCGGTTTGCTGTCGATCGGCGACCTGGTCAAGGAAGCCATCGCCGAACAGGCTGAATTGATTCGCCAGTTGGAGCAGTACATCCGCGGCGAATAGGTCAATCCGGCCAATGCCGCGCGAAGACCGGTGCCAATGTCGGGTGCCGGTCAATGCGCGTAAGCCAGGCGAAAAAACCTGGCCTTGCACTGCGTAAATACTCCCGGCTACCCGCCCATCTGGAAACCACCGCCGCCAGCACATCCAAGGCTCCCGGCGTCTCGTCACCCAGATACAAATCGCCCGAAAACTGATCGGCAAACACCTCCCAACTCCTGTGCAGTCGCGCGCGGGCGCCGGCCATGAGGTTTTGCCTGGACGATTCATCCGCCTCGGCCAACCAGCGCTCGGGGTAGTCGATGATGCCAATCGCCGAATAGCAATTGCTGACGATGTACACCAGGCCGCGAATGGCCTGATCCCGCGCGGCGGTGTTTTTTGGCAGCAGGTTTGATTGGGGGAAGGTGAGCCCCAGGTGAATCAGAATCGCCGCGCTCTCGGTGAGAACGCTGCCATCGGGCAATTGCAGGGTCGGGACCTGCTTGAGCGGATTGAGCTTCTCCAGTGCATGGGTCGCCTCGGGAGAGGCTTCAACATCGATGAAGCGGTAAGGAATTTCGCAAAGTTCCAGTGCCGCTTCTATCGCGGCAGCGCCGGAGTTCTGGTGTCCGTATAGCTGGTACATATCGCGCGCTCCTGGCGAAACGAAAATAGCGTCAGCCGACGAGCGAACACTCGTCAACGGCCAGTCTAGCCGGTGAACGCCTGGATGAATTGGCGACCCGCAAAGACATCAGCCTTCGCGCTGTACATGCTGTGGGTCGGGTTGTGGCGCAAGTTTGTTCGCCGTCGCACCTGAGTCGTTGAACGCAACCATCATGCTCGCGTGGGGGGCATTGTCCTTCCTATCATTGCCGTCGATGTTCACCATCATGGCAATGAAGTTCTCATAAAAAATCC